CTCGCCTTCTCAACCGAAGAAAACAAGATCTTTTCGAAAACGAAAGAGAGTTTGGCCATCATGGCCTGGCGTGTGTCACCGTGGTTCACGATTCCACGGGGTTTGGATTTAGCAGAAACCTCTTTCTTGATGAACACCTCAAGACTGCCTTCTTCGAAGTAACAGTCGAGCAGGTCGTCCGCCATTTTGTCACGTTTGGTTTGACCATGCTTCTTCGCGAATTTGTCAGACAGCTGTGTGTAAGCCTCCAACGCTTTCTTGACCGCTTTGTCAGTGAACATCGTCTTGATCAGCGCGTCTGACAACAGATCCATGTTTCTGTCCTCTTGCGGTGATTGGGTCGGCCTGCCGATGCCAGTCTCAGTTCGTCGCAAATCCTCGCACGAAATAACGTTCTGGACGTTGTTCGATGGCAGAAATTGCGGATCGGAAGTGAGTTGAGGGAAACGGGTCGTTGCCTCTCGAAAGCCAGCGCTGTGGTTGACTTCTGGTATCATGCTTGTGTCTTTATGCTTCGTGCGAGGATCACGTAGAGTCGTGCACGATCCTAAAGGCACGCCGGCCTGTAGACGTTCAACCATGTGAGCCGTTTCTGCTTCGTCTGAGATCTTGTCAGGTTCTAAAACTGGTAAATTGTTGCCGGTCGTCGGCGTTGGATCCAGGTCAGACATCAAGTTTTTCAAATCTTTCTTATTTGCAGCCTCAACCTTGCCCCACACGCCGAGAGGTCGGCATGGTGCGGAAAGTGTGGGTGCGATCGGGAAAGACGTTCTGCCATTTAGGCCTGAACTTGATGAACCTGTTGTGGGCGTCGTGGGTGGTTCACTTACTGGTGAAGGCGGTGGTGTGGGTGAGCCCTCAGACCCTTTCATACCAGCATCCATCTCGGCATCGAGATCGTTCGCCCCCCCAGGAATCTTGTGGATTCTTGAAACGTCCCCAAACATGCAACCGTGCTTCACAGCGATCGCAATGTGTTCCAACAACTTTTCGTCTGCGCTGTCAATCAATTCTTGAACTCCAGCGTGGTCATACCCCTCAGGCGGCTGAAAAATGCCTGGTGGTGGGGGTGCGCCATCGCGTAGATTGGCCACGATTGTGGATGCGGCCAGGTTGTCATTCGGTCTCATTTCATTCATGCGAATAAAGCGCAGATCGCTTGATGTGCAACGTAAACAAGCATCATCAAGGATCTGAACAACTCCATCACATGCGAAACATGAAACGTCATTGAGGCGTGTGGACATTCCGACACCCCCATTAACGTCCACGTCGTCACAACAAGAACCGTCAACCCCAAAATTGAAAGTCGGCATGCAGCATTCCACCGCACTTGCAAACTTTTCCGTATACGACCTGCCGTGTTGTGCAAGCGCTGCAGCAACACAAACCTCGGAAACCCCTTTAACCCAAGGCTTCCAAGGTGTACCTCTGACAGACCAAAGACAACCCATGCGTTTGTCGTTGCTTTCTTCATCGCGGATAGCGGCCACACCAACTGTGCGTACGGCCCATGCGATGGCGTCGTCGTCTTTGTAAAGAAACTTCGAGTTTTGTACCAATTGCAAGTCTGCGTTTTGTCCTTTAGTACGTCCAAAATCGTGCGCGTGCGACATGCCAGCGAGCACAGATGTTAGACCAATAAAGGACATAGGTAAAATGACGACTCGGGGTACGTGTGTCACAAGAGAACCCGGCATTCCACTCACGAGAGCAGGAAAGTCGAGAAGGTCTTGACAAAAGAACTTGTCCTCACAACGAGAACAAGACTTGAGGACCATAAAGATCCGATACACGTACTCTGATACGTCCTTAGCGTCCCTGGGCAACGACAATGCCTCAAGATGATGTGCGTCGCAAACTGCGCACGTCTCGCCGTGAAAATGCCCGAAACTCGCCATTCCAGCAAGCTACGGTAAACTACGATTGATGGATAGTCAAAAGCGGGATTGCAGTAAAAGGGGTTCCGATTCCCTACCATTCGTTTCAAAGCCTCGATCGCCTTGAGC